CCTTATGCAGTTTCGTCATAGATGATACGGGTGATGCCTTGAGGCTCACGAGCAACAGCACCGGCTTTATAAATGCCGTTNGCTAGCCATGAGGTCTTNTGAGCAACCCAATCGATTGTGGTTTTGAGGTCAATACCAATAGCAAGACCAACAGCGCTCTTCTGCCAAGTAAAGGCTTGGCGAGCAGTAGTAATACCGGGCAATCCACCCTCAGTGCGCGATCCAATGACTTTAAACTCAAAGCCCATGAACGTGTTTAGCTCACCATTAACCAAAGCGCGTACGGTGTTGAAGTCGGTGCTAGTAACGGTGCTATCTTCCAATAGCTTCTGTAATGCAGCGGCTCGAACACAAATAAAGCGNCCTTCAGATTCAGCCTCAATATCATCGTGATGCGCCTTAGCAGTGCGGATGGTATTGAGAGTGAAGTTGGTAGCAACAGTATTACTAAAGCCAGTATCAGCATCGCCATCGTTGGAGGTGGCGTAAGTAATGCCTGCAACAGTATCGATGATAATCTGATCTTCACGGCGGCCAATCGCTTTAGCAATGGCTTTAGCTAGCTCAGTTTTCTCATCAAAGTTTACTTCTGCTTGGTCGAAGATATCGGTGTACTCAGGCGCGTTCCAGTTTTGCATGGTCGCGGTCTGACGAGCGTGGTCGATATCCATTGGTGTAACATCGGCTTGTGTGGCTTTCTGGTTTGCTAGACCTTTACCCATACGAGCGAATTGATAGGAAACACCAGTNACATTAGTACGNACAGATACGCAATCGCGCAACGTCTTCATGCCTTGGTATTCATGTTTAACTTCGCTGTCAAATTCAATGACAGCACTATTCGTTAGATTCTTGGACATGGTTAGTCCCTCCAGAATGATTTGAACAATTGCTTATCAGTTAGCGCTTGACCAAATTGGGGCGCGTCACTGTAATTAACTTAATAATTATCCGTGACACCGGCCCCTGGAGGTTATCGGTAGGATGTTTATATTATAACCGCATAGTTAGTAGATGCAAACCATCACGCAATATCTACTTCGATACTCTGTAGTAGCCATCTGTAACAGTTATATCCACAGCATCATCCTCATTAGAAACAACTAAGAAAGTCTGATCGCCANTGGCAATNTCCTCTAACGCTTGAGGTACTAGCGTCTGAGGGCTATTAGCTGCAATAGGNGCTTTAGGATTAGAGCCATGCAAATCAGCTAGAGCATAGCTATTTGTACCTGNCCCATTGTCTGTGAACGCAATAGCCGAACCACCGCTCGTGTATGCCACTTGAAAGTCATTAGCATTAGGGTTGATAACATAGTAAATAATATCCTCTCTCAACTCCACCGGCAGTGTCCCACTATTATCATGGAATGTAATGTTTTGGCCAGAAAGCAATGAATGCCCCGTTTCATTTATCAGGTTTGTGCCGTTCGTGAATGTCACAGTAACCCTTGCTAAATCATGCCTTACAAACTGCGTAGATAGTGTTTTAGTCGATGATGCCGGCTCTAGAAACACGTTTCCATCTAATTTAACAGATACTGGTTCAGTACCTGTGTACATGGCTTGGTCAGGAGATATTAGTTTCATACGTTCTTGTGAGGTTGCAATCCAATCAGAAGAGGCAATAATCACTCTCGCGCCAGCAGCAGGAATATCTGTCTCAATAACATTACCTTCAACACTCAGCTCAATTTTAGTTGTACTGTCTGGAAAGCCCGGATTATTAACAGCTATAACTCTTGGATCAGAATGATCTAATCCTTTTGTGCTCCATGTCCCTGTATCAGTAGCAATAAACTCCCTACTGATCTGGAAAGTGTTTGTCTGCTGGTTGAAAACAGTTGCGCCGCCATCATAGTCAAGATTGTTAGTTGTAAGGATTGTTAAGGTATCACCATCAATCAAACTTGTTCCGGTATCGGTCATGGTCACAATATTGGCGGTAAAGGTTGCGCTTTCATCCGTTCCATAATCAATAAACAGCGCTTCAAAGTATGTAGTGCCATCAGTATCTACGATATGAAGTGTGCCATTATATGCAGTGTTGGTCGTGAAGCCGGTGGTGATAACGTCCTGACCCACGTAAAGAGTAGGGCCAGTGAATGTAAATCTAGCAATGCCAGCAGTCACAGGCGAATCGATGACGCTTACAGCTGTTGAACCGATAGAGGCATCTGCTACCGCAGTGAATGCACCTGTAGTGCCGCTAGTATCGAACGCAGAGCCAGAAATAAGGCTTGTTTGCGCCATATTAAACCTAGACTCTGAATTAATGGCCGGGTCAATCCGAAATATAGAGGCACCGGCATCTGCTAAAAACTTAATACCGGACGCCGTATAAGCCGCGACCCGATTACCAGACAAACTAATCATTGGGCCAGTTACTGTTCCATCTAAAACCTTAAGATTGAGCACTTCCACATCGGCATTGATAACGTCGAAGCCTGTGCCTATCTGTAGAAGTGAGCAGAATCTAAACGTAACGCGGCCATTTTTACTGATTGTGCCTAGATCGCTCCATCCAAAGAATGATAGAAACTCNATTGAAAAGTAGCCGCTNCCAGTGGTATTGCACATAGTGGCTGAGTTAGTGGATTGGAGGTTTATATTCTTAACCTCCATAGACCCCTCGCCAGAAAAGAAAGTCCCATTGCCTGTATAGATATAAGACGGTGTTGGCTCAACACCATGCAATAATACAGTAGCACCGGCATCTACAGAGAATGTAGCCAACCCCGTGTATGACACATTGAAGTAAAAAGAGGTGGGTGTAGAAATAGTAACCACATTGCCAACAGCTATATCATCAATATCTGCGTTTGAGTTAACAGTGATAATGCTGGCGGGGTTCTTAATTAGTGTGTAGGTTCCATCTGTTAGGCTGTCGTTACTATCAACAGACCATGAGCTATCAAGAATATTACCCAACCCATCGCCAATAGGTATGACATCTTCTGAGATAGACAGGCTTGGCGTGACCGTCTGGCTAAGCACTGTAGACTTATCCGCCTGAACAATACCCGTATAGGATACATCAGAGGATAGAATATTGATTAGATCACCCCTAGTCAGCTGATTGACTTTATCTATAAAGTAATCAGTTGCCAGCGTCTGAGCTTGTGTGTCATCAGTCTGGTAAGAGTATAGCTTAGGCGAGTTGTTNGCCTGCGCTCCGATAGTTGCAAAACTCTGTTGTGTAAATGNCATGATCCCTACCTTATTGGTTTATAATTGTTCACTTCAGGGGATCAACGGGAGGGTAGGGCCTCCCGCCCCTGATCCTATCCTACGGTNATAATGTTCTCACCGGGATATGCATCTGCCATCTTCTGGCGCACCATTCTTGCATACTCNGGATCAGAACTCATTTTCCTATTCCCGTGCTCGTCTTTGGCAAACTGCAATGCTTGCAGGTCAGCCATACTGGTTTGATTAACGTTATTGCCTTCACTGGGNTGNACTGAGCTATTCTTGCTCTTAGCAATCAATGCCTCGATAGCCTGTACACCGGCAGCAGTAGTGGCAGCATCAGATAAGCCNTCTACTTGCTCAGGCGTAAGGTTAGCTCTAGCCCAGTTGCCAATGTTATCCACACGCTGTTGAGCGTTATCACCTAGTAATCCCATTTGCTCAGCAATACGTGCAGTCTCGGCTTCTTCTGAGTGTTGGCCCTGGGCATATTGATTCTCTACAAACATGTTGATCAGCTGGTTAGCGTGATCATTGCTCATGTTCGACTCTTTAGCATACTCGCGAAAGGTATCAATCAATGGATCATCAGCACTAAGCTCAACACCATTGGCAGTAAGCTCATCAGATAGCTTGAACTCATAAGCCTCTGGAGCACCGGTAAAGGCACCAAACTTGCTNGATAGCTGGTTGTAAGATTCAAGCACCTGATCGTTATTAACCGACTTAGTATCATTGTTCCAGAACTTCTCTGGCACGTTCTCAGGGCGGTTAATAGCATCGGCTACGGCTTGGCTATTGTCTTCTGCTTCAACGGCTGCTTCTTCAGTCATTATTTTTCTCCACTGGTTGCATCTTCAAACTGTTTCGTCTGAATGATGATATTGCGGACGAACTGCTTAATACCCTCAGCTATGCCAATCTCAATCTGCGTTGAGTTAGGGCCCGCTGATGGCAACATCATTAAGCTGCTCTTCCAATGCTCTAATAATTCGCGACCGTCTTCGTTCTGTGCAAAGACTTTGTGAACACGAATGGCTTCCTTCTCGACAAGAGTCTTAAAAGCTTNCTGCTGCTTTAGNCCCTCATCNAGANANNCGTCNANACTATTCTCCTGGAGTTGTAGGGACACCGGGCGCTCCTTGTTGTTGTTGTGCTTGTGCGGCTTGTTGGGCTATCACTTTAGCTGCTTCCTCTATCTCTTCCTTGGTCCGGGCTAGCTCAGCTACTGGCAATCCTAGCTTATCAGCTGTCCATGCTGGGAAATTCTCTACTTGACCACCCAATGCCAATACCTGCTCGGGTAATTGTTGCATAGTAGATAGCCACACTTGGAAGTTGCCAAACTCTTCCATAGCCTCAGCCTTAGCTAAGGGTGATTGCATCTGAATGGTAATCTCTTTGCCATTAACCTTGAGGGCCGGCATACGTCCATTAGCAGCGAGTATAGCCACACCACGCTCAACAATAGGCTTGATCTTCTCAGTGTTTAACCTGCCAAACTGTGCGCCAGCAGTGCGCAACATCTCTTGAGTGCGTAACATTTGCTCAGTAGCAGATTTAACCGGGTCGGATACTTCGCCTAATGGGTTAGAAAAGAAGGCTCGATTGATATTA